GTTTGCGCGTGCTGGCGGAGTTTGTCTCGAAGCCCCCTCCTCCCCGTCATCGTCGCAGGCACACGTAGATGTGCAGTCCTTCGAAACCGTTGCAATGCAACGGTTCCGAGCGACATGCATATCGTAGTCGTGCACGACGTTTGCATGCGTATTGTAGAGGAGTGCGTGACACGCACACTCCGACTACCCATTGCATTGCAACGGTTTCGAGCGACTGCACTTTCACAATGCATTCTCAATGCATACGCACACACACTCACTCACTCACACACTACCGAAGTAGAGGACCAAGTCATGGCAGGTAAAGGACCGGCTCCGCAGAAGGGCAGTGCGGAACGTCGCGGAGTAAAGCGAACTCCGGGCTTCACGCAGTTGCCGGCACTCGGTCGGCACGGCGATGCACCGGCTTGGCCTCTCGACAGGTTCAATGATGATGAGCGCAGACTATGGTCTAAGCTCTGGACTCTACCGCAGGCAGTGATGTGGGAGCGTATGCGTTGCGAGGACACTGTTGCGTTGTACACTCGGCTGTTCTGCGAGATGAGTAACGCAGCATCACCATCTCAGATGGTGAAGATAGGTAACGAGGTGAGGCAGCTCGACGCTAAGCTCGGACTCTCGCCTCGTGCAATGCTCGACCTACGCTGGGAGGTAGAGGTACTCGATACAGAGTCGAGCACCGTGCTATCCAACAGTAACGGTCAGCATAAACCCTTCGTTCCGAGAACACCTTCGTCGTGAACTAACTTCTGCGTTGGCGCACGTCGAATGGTGGCGCACGCAAAGTAGCACGGCGAAGCGTGTGCGTCACTAGAGGTATGCACCATGACTGACCTAGATAGACAGCGACTCCGCGTAGCACTCGGTCACATCCGTTCGCTACGTGAGGAGCTTGAGATAACACGCAAGATGTTGCAGGCGTGCGAGGCTCAACGTGCACGTCTTGAATCAAGAGTCGGCGAACTCCTCGCCGACCTAACCGCCATCGCACGCATGGATGGCAAGGAGTAAGAGGCAGACATGTCACCACTTGCAAAGGGTATCCGTACGTTCGCCGCCGGCATGGTGGGCGTGCTGGGTGCTGTTGTCGTAGCGTCCCAGGCGGGCGACTATCACGCTGGTCTCGTAACGTTGACCATCGGTGCGGTCGCTGCGCTTGTCGCCGGGGTAGTGTCGTTCGCTCAAGCGGCGGCTACGGACCTCGCGGCAACTACACCCCTAGGCAAGGCACTCGCTACGTTCCTCCAGTTCCTCGCCGCCGGTCTAGCGACCGTCGTCGTTGCGGACTTGACCGACGTCGCCAGCTTGCCTAAGACGCTCGTCCCGCTACTAGTAGCATCGCTGGTGGCTGCCGCTCAGACGTTCGCTCAGAACGTCGCGGAAGCGAAGCCAGCTTGAGTTACGTTGCGTCGCCGGTGCGTTCGCGCACCGGCGACACGACGACCACCGGAGGAAACTAACCGATGCCGTGGAGAGGTCCTGAGGTAGAGGGCGAGCGCCCGACGCTAGGGTGGCTGGTGTTCGAATGGATTACTGCGAACGTCGTGGTGCCTGACGGCGAGATGCGCGGCTACCCGTTCATACCCTCGGACGCGCAGACCGAGTTCCTGCTCAACTACTACGCGCTCCACGAGGACGCCGACCTACGTATCGAAACCGATGACCGTGACCGCCCCAACCGTGCATTCGTTTATGCGCGAGGCGGCTTGCTAGTGCAGCCCCAGAAAGCAGGGAAGTCTCCGTTCGCCGCAGCCGTCGCACTCGCTGAAGCTGCGGGCCCCGTTCGATTCTCAGGATGGGACGCGAACGGCGAAGCGGTAGGCGTGGAGTGGGAGACACCACTCGTCGTTATCACCGCGCAGTCTGAGGACCAAGCCGCGAACGTGTGGGACGCGCTCCTACCGATGGTTGAACTCTCCCCGCTGTCGTACGACATCCCCGATACCGGCGTCACGCGAATCAACCTGCCGAACGGCGGACAGATTCTCCCCGTGACCGCGAGCGCGAAGTCGCGCCAGGGTGCGCGCGCAACCTTCGTCGTGCAGGATGAGGTGCAGTCGTGGGACCGCGTCAACAAAGGCTTGAAGCTCGCGGACACTCAGTACCGCTCGGTCGCCGGGATGGGCGGACGGTTCCTGCAGATATGCAACGCGTGGGACCCCGCCGAGGAGACCGTCGCGCAGCAAACGTGGGAGCGCGGGTTGGGTGTCTACAAGATGATGGCCGACGCCGGCCCGGGCAGCATACGCAACCAGCGCGAGCTGGACCGCATGCTCAAGAAGGTCTACACCGGCAGCGGGCACGTCGACCTCGAACGTATCAAGGAAGAGATTGCTCAGTACGTGAAGGATGGAGCGGTCGCGAACGCCGAGCGATACTTCCTGAATCGCATCGTCCCCGCCGAGGACCACGCGTTCGACGTGATACGTTGGCGCGGGCTCGAACGGAAGGGGTACCGCCCTGCGAAGGGCGCGACAATCGTGATAGGCGTTGACGGCGCACGCTACCGCGACTCCCTCGCTATCGTCGCAACGGAAGTCGACACCGGATTCCAGTGGCCGCTCATCATCATGGAGCGACCGACTGACGCGCCGGACGACTACGAGCATAACTTCGATGACGCGGACGGCGTCCTCATCGAAGCGATGAACTACTACGACGTGTGGCGCGTCTACATCGACCCCGGTTCGCAGTACGCGAACATCACTCCCCTGATGGAGCGGTGGCAGGGTCGTTGGGGCGAGAAGAGAATCATCGAGTGGCAGATGAACCGGCCTCGCGCCGCATGCTTCATGGTGCGGAACTTCGCGAGCGCGATACAGACCGGCGATATCACTCACGACGGCGACCCTCTCTTCACCTCGCACATCTTCAATGCACGACGCCGGCTCACCACAGTGCTCGATGATGACGGGCGTCCGATGCATTCAATCCAGAAAGAGCACCCCCAGTCTCCCAGGAAGATTGACGCCGCTGCCGCGGCGGCACTTTCGTGGGAAGCGCGCGGGGACGCGATGGCGAAGGGTCAAACGGGACTGTCATCCTACGACGACCCTCGCATCACGTGCGGCGCGTGCGACCACATCAAGCGACACCACACCCCAGCATGCAGATTGTGTCCGCGCCTCCGCCCACCGGTCGAGTGCGCCGTCTTCGTCCAACGTTCGGAGGAAGAGATACGTGAACTTCTCAAGGGAAAGATTGAAGTGACCTAGGTGAATCTAAACCCGTTCCGCCGAGTGCAACGCCGCGCTGAGCGCGAGGCTGCTCGCAGCGCCGCTATCGCGATGAAGCCTGAGAGTGCTAAGCAAAGTCTGTCGCCAGACGGCCTACGCGTTGTCGAGTTCAGCGCTCCCATCACGAGCATGTTGCGCGTGTACGGAGTGAGTAGCAACTACGCGGCTATCTACGCTTCTCAGGCGAACGTGAGGACCGCGGTGCAGACTGTAGCGCGTGAGGCGGCCAGCCTCACGTGCAAGACTTACTTCAAGGACTCTCGCAACGGAGACAAACCCTCGTCGCGAGTCGAGGTAGATGACGAGCCGGTCGCGCAACTCCTCACCGACCCCGGTGGTGGAGTCTATCCGCAGGCGCCGTATACGTTCTGGTTCTCAATCTTCGCAGACATTGAGATTTACGATATCGCTTACCTCTTGAAGGTCCGCAGTGGCGGCATTCCGCGTGCACTCGTCCGCGTGCCGCCCGCGAATCTCACCGTATGGCGCGAGCCTCTCACTCAGACGCCCGAATACTTCGTCGACTCACGCGGTCGGCGTTACGAACTGAATGACGTTCTCGCATTCTGGGGGTACGACCCCTCAGTTGGTCGCGGCGCGCTCCCACCGATGGAGTCTATCCGCCGCATCATCGCGGAAGACATCGCAGCGGGACAGGACCGTGAGGGTCGTTGGCGCAACGCTGCCCGCAAGGACGGCATCATCGAGCAAGATAAGGACGCGCGCGAGATGAACGACGCCGCGACCGAGTCCTTCCTCCTCGACGTCGAGGATTCACTCGCCGGACCGCTCGGTAGTGGTCGCCCGCTCATGCTCAAGCCCGGCATGCGGTGGAATGACAGCCAGTGGTCTCCACGCGAGATGGAATATCTCAACGCTCGCAAACTCACGCGGCTCGAAGTGGCGTCACACTTCCACATCCCGCCTGCGATGATTGGCGCGGCCGCGAATAACGCTGAGGCTGACGAGGACACCCTCCGCTACTTCTACAAGTCTTCCCTTCCACCGCGGCTAACGCGGGTGGAGGACACAATCGAGCAGCAGCTGCTGCCGGAGTTCTACCGCGAGCCCGTGATGCGGCGTCGCTACTACGTCGAGTTCAACATGGACGAGAAGCTGAGGGCCGCATTCGAGGAGCGCGCCGCTATCATGGCGACGACTGTCGGCGGACCCGTCGTAACGGTGAACGAGGGGCGTACACGCCTCAATCTTCCCGCCACCGATGACCCGCTCGACGACATGCTGTACCAGCCGCTCAACTCTTTGCGTGGCGGCGGTCCACAAGTCTCCCCCGTGAACCCCGTTGAGACGCCGGCGGCAGGACTTGAACCTGCCGGCGTCACTCCGGGTGGAGGGTCGACACCTCGCGAGGCTTCCGATATCGAATCTATCGTTCGGAAGCTCGACGCCGAGGTGCAACGCCGAGCATTGCACGCCGAACTCAAGGCACGTTACGAGGAGCGGACCCAGAACATCATCGAGCGCACGTTCAAGCGGTGGGACAATGCAGACCGCGGGCAGAAGCCGCTCGATATCGACCGCTGGGACCGTGAACTCGGTGACGACCTGTTCGGGATGCTCGCGCAAGCAGCCGGCGACAACGTAACTGAGGTCGGCGGCGAACTGCGCAAGTACGCGAACGACATCGCTGCAACGATAACCGACGAGCGACTGACGCAAGGCCCGGACGGCGTCGCCTTCCGCTATGCTGAGCAGGTCGCCTCGTGGATTGTAAAGCACCACCCGCTCCAACGCCTTCGCGAAGGCACCGAGTATGACGAAGGCATCACCCGGCGCGGCGTCCTACTGCGTGATAACTGGATGTGTGCGATATGCAACGAGCCTATCGAGGACACATCCTGGCAGCCGGACGGCGACAACTCACGATACGGCACACTGGACCACATCGTGCCAATCGAGGATGGGGGCAGCCACGTGTGGGACAACGTTCAAGCCGCACACTACGGCTGTAACAGCGGTCGGTGGTACGAGAGCCGCCGCAATCCTCCCGAATCAGGAGAACCCAAACAATGAAGATGTACAAGGCATACGAGATTGCTTCGTTCAAGGCACTCAACGATGCGCCAGGAACGTTTGAGGCAATCGTATCAGTCTTCGGCAACGTCGACCTACAGGGCGACCGCACCATGCCAGGAGCATTCAAGGACACAATCGCTAAGTGGCGAGCGAAGGACGCACCCGTCCCTGTTGTTTGGTCGCACGAGTGGCTGAACCCGGACGCTCACGTCGGGTACGTGTTGCCGAAGGACATGATGGAGCTCGCACTCGACGCTGGTCCGAACGGAGAGAGCGGCGGCCTGTACGTGAAGGGTCGTATGGACGTTCACAAGCCATTCGCGGGTCAGGTGTTCGACCTCTTGAAGGAAGGACGCATCCGCGAGTGGTCTTTCGCGTACGACACCATCAAGGAGAAGAAGGCGGAGGACGGCGCGAACGAACTTCTAGCCGTCGACCTCATCGAGGTGGGCCCTACGTTGAAGGGTGCTAACTCCTCAACGTTCACCGTGAGCGCGAAAGCGATGGCAGCTGCTGAAACCGAGCTGAAAGAAGCCTACGACACGCAGCGGTCACTCACGAAGTTCCTCGATATCCTGCGATACATCGACGACCCCGAACTCGCTCGGTCATTGAGCAAGGCTTATGGTATCAACAGCGATGCAACGCCGGTCTATCACGTGGAAGTACGCGACAATAAGTTCGCGTGCATCTCTAACGAGACCGGGAAGGTCGTAGACATGCACGATGACTCGGACGAGGCCGACACTCACTCCGCCAAGCTGCGGAACATGAGCGCGGGGACCCTCTCTAAGTTCGTAGACCTGTTGCACAGCGTCGACGACCCCGGTCTGTCACGCTCACTCACCAAGACCTACGGCTTCAATAACGATGCACCGCCTGAGACCGCCCGCTTCCATGTGGAAGTGCAGGACGACCTGTTCGCGTGCGTGTCTAACAAGACCGGGAAGGTCGTAGACACTCACGACAGCTCCGATGAAGCTGACCTACACTCCGCGAAGCTGAGGAATCAAGCAGTGAGTCAGCTTCCCGACGAAGCACGCGTCGCACTCGGCCTAGAGCCGGTCGCTAAGAGTGAGCCCGAGCCTGTCACCGTCATCGTGGAGGCGTCGGGTCAGGAGTTCAAGGTCAGTCCTGCTGCACTTGAGCCGCTCGGTCCTGCTGTCGTTGTCGAAACAGACGAGAAGACAGTGGGCAAGCCCTGGCACATCGAGAAGCAGGGTGAGGAGTACTGCTGCATCGTCGACGCAACGGGTGAGACGCTCGATTGTCACGCGACCGAAGCCGATGCAGCTGACCACATCGTCGCGTTGTACGCTAACGCAGCCTCTGATGATGCTGACGGCGAGAAGGCAACGCAACCGCTGACCGAAGAGGACATGCGGGCTCACCTCATGGACGACCACGGCATTGTCTCCAACTCTGTCGGTGCAACGGCACTGAATCACATGGAGGAAACGCACATGAACCTCCACGGTCAGGGTCACGTTGACCACGAACACGAGAACGTCGGCAACGCTGAGGGTAAGGCCGCCGACGACGGTAAGGCAGTGGTGGGCGAGCGTCCGACGACGGTCACGTATACCACTACCAACGGTGCGAACACGACAACCGCCAGCACCATGACACTCACCGACGCCCTCGACCTCGAACTCAAGGCCGCTCTCGGTGCGGACGGCGAGAAGATTGGTCGCACCATCGGTCGTAACTCGGCGACGGCGTTGAAGGAAGCACTCATCGCTGCGGTCGATGACTTCGTGAGGAACGTGAACTCACGCGCCGAGGCTGAAGTCGCGACCGAACCTACTGCTGAGCCCAAGAACATCGAGGTGGACGAGTACAATGCCAAGCTCGACGCCTTGCTAGGAGGCAAATGATGGCCGACGACTTCAAGAAGAAACTGCAAAGCATCTCGT